GGTCTATACCAAGTCTTCTTTTCAAATCTTCGGGGCTTCTAGACTCTGAAAGTACAAGTTTGGTAAGTTTTCTGTTACTCGAAGACATTATTACTTAGACTTAGATTTAGGCTTAGTTTTAGGTTTTGCTCCTCGCTTCTTTTTCGGTTGTCTAGAACCGCCTTGGTCTCTAATATCCCCTTGGTCATGCCCGAGTTTGATATCTCGAGCTACGTAGGGCCCTCCATCACGAGCAGCCGTGTCGTCAGCATGTTCTTGTGCCTCTTCTTCTCTACTAGCGCTATACTTGTCTTGAAATTTTCTCTTAGGAGATCCTTTTTTTCCTCTTCGGGTTTCTTTTAGGGCAGCGTTCTCTACTTGGCGACGTAAAGCCTCAAGAATCGTAGACAAAGCATCTTCAAGAGTTTCAACTCTTTCTTGTAAATCTCTCTCATTTAGAGAAGTATTATCAGTAGTGACCATCTTTGAATCAGACAAAGTTTTCGGCATAGACCACTTATTAGCTATATTGGAAGGAATTCCGACATTGGAAGCTGGGGAAGATCCAGGATCACTAACTGATTCGGCTTTACTATAAGAAGAAGCTTTGGAAGCCGCACCGGCATTCTCTTGGTTTCCAGTTACCTTAGGACTTTTAGCGTCTCCTGCAGCAGGGGCGTCCGTAAACTTCCCAGGAGTAGCGCTCTTTTGTTCCTTGGACTGCTTAGCGTTTTCCGATGGGTCAAAACCTAAGTTATTGTTACCGTATCCCATGTACATATTTTCCATAAGATTGTTCACAAATTCATTTGGTACGTCTTTCATTAATTATTACCTACTTTATATACTTTAAAAACCAACTTAAAGAGATAGATATTTTATGAGATGTTAAGCGATAACGAATTAAAGGAAATGGGGACCAATAAGATTTTAGGAATTTTTGGGGACTGTGATTTTCCTCATAAGGCTGGCGCTAAAACGATAACCGTAAGAAAAGAGGTTTTAGCTAGAACTAAAGATCTTCTAATGTCAATAAAACCCAAAAAAGTCTACATAACCCCTCACACAGGGTTTGAAGAAATAATCATACCTCTTTTACTGTTTCTAGATATTCCTTACACGATTGTAAATCCATATAAAGGATTTTATGATAATCTTAAAAAAGAATCAAAAGTTAAACTGTTGATGGCTTTGGAAAACAGCCGTGGAGTTATAACATTAAGTAATAAAAAAGCGAAGTTTAAAGAACATTTGGACCTAGTTCATGAATCTGAAAATTTTATACTAGACAGATCTCAAATAGTATTATGTGTTTTTGGACAAAAAAATAATCATAGAATAGAATCTTTAAATGAGCGCCTAGCTCTTAAAAATAATGTAATATTTTTTAACTATGGAATATTTTAAGTGACGACGGATAGAGGAAGTTTGTCGAAGTATTTTCTAATATATGCCTCTCTGTTGGCATGCCAAGACTCTCTTCCCGCTAACTCACCTATGGACTGGTGAACGATTTGTATTGGTATTGTTTTATTTTTAAGACCCTTTAAATGTGTCTGAGTTGTATAGTATATGTCGTAGAAGTCCCAATCCCCAGAAAATACAGATGGTTTTTTTAAATTTATTGTGTTTAACGTTTTTCCCTTCGCACACAGGAATAGACCGTCCAAAACAACGGCCTCACCAAATTGTCCATAATAGTTAAAACTCATTGAAAGCTTGGTACCGTGGAAAACAGAGCCTGTTAGAGGGTTTAAAGGACCAGGAGGTTTATTGACGTCCTCCCACCACACCGCAGACTGTTTTAATAATTTGGTTCCTGCTACGCCCAAAAATCCAGTATCCTCTTTGTCTAGTTCGTTTTCTATGAATAAATTAAAATCTTCAGTGTTCGTTAGTATTTCAATATCGTCATGGCAAAATATAACAATGTCTTCAGCTTTTACATTATTATCGGAAATTCCTTTGCTAAACGCCTCAAAAATAGAAGAACACTTCGAAAGAAGATTTATCGTGAATCCAGCTCTTTTAAAAAAGTTGGTAAGGGCGGCAGAAAGAGAATCTTCTCTGGAAGGTATAAATACAAATTTTTTCATTTTCTATATAAATTATAAGACTTTAATAAGATTATGGCTCTAAGTAAGAAACAAATCATTGAGGAGCTCGACAAATGCTCTAAGGACCCCGTATACTTCATTAAAAATTATGTATACATTGAGCATCCTATTAAAGGCATAATCCCCTTCGATTTGTACAGATTTCAGACAAGAATTGTTAATGAGGTAGTAGACAACAGATTTAATATAATTAGAAAGTTTAGACAGGCAGGAATTACAACCTTATGCGCTGCATACTCCCTATGGTCTATAATTTTTAAGAAAAATCATTATGTGATGGTAGTCTCTATTGGAGATCGTGAATCAACAGCTTTCCTGAGAAGAGTTATGATGATGTATGAAGATCTTCCTATGTGGCTAAAACCTGCTATTAAAGAAAAAAACAAACATACATTACATCTGAGCACTGATAGCAGAATAAAATCACAGCCTGCTGGTGCTGGTAGGGGTGAGGCTGCTTCTCATTTAATGGTTGATGAAGCTGCTTTTATTGATAAAATGAGAGAATTTTGGGCTGCAATCTATCCGGTAATTTCCACCGGTGGTAAAGTTACAATGATTTCTACGGTAAACGGGATGTCTAATCTGTATTACGAACTGTATAGGGATGCTCAAACTAAATCAAATAATTTTAACATCGTAGACTTACACTGGAAAGAGCACCCGGAGTATACAGATAAGTGGGCAGAAGAACATCGTCCCATGGTGGGTGAACGAATGTGGCTTCAAGAGTATTGTTGCGAGTTTTTGGGTACTGGAGATACTTTTATCGACAGGCACACTTTAAAACGTTTAAAAGAAAATACCAATAATGAATATCGTCTAAAGTACTCAAATGCTATGAGAGTATGGAAAGAACCAGATCCCTATCACACATACGCTATAGGGGTAGATTCTTCGTTTGGGAGGGACAGGGATTACTCAGCTTTTCATGTAATTAATGTCTACACTGGGGAGCAGGTAGCAGAATTTTATTCAAACAGAACATCTTTAAGTGCTTTTGCAAAGATAATAAGCACAGAAGGCAATAAGTACAATCTAGCCCATGTTATTATTGAACGCAACGGCCTTGGAGTAGCTTTAATTCAAGATTTGTTTGAACGATTTGAATATGAGAATTTATGGATGGATGAGAAACAAGAATTTGGAATCCAAATAACAACAAAATCAAGAGAAGTTGTACTTGCCACATTAGAAGAATATTTAAGATCTTCTAAGGTGGATATAAACTCAGAACGAACTGTTGATGAGTTGCTTACATTTATTATTACAGAAAATGGGAAAATAGAAGCAGATGAGAGCTATAATGATGATTTAACAATGGGTTTAGCTTTAACGTGTTTGTGTATGGAAGAAATACTCAACAACTCCCCAATAACTCCTATTGAAAGAAGCGAGGCTAAGAAGAAAAATAGTCTAAATAATGACACATTTAAGATTCCAATACACGTATCTAATAATGACAATAACGATGAGGATATTTCGTGGCTGATAACATAGAAGACGACTTACTAGAAGAAAATTATACGTCCTTTCCACCTCCAAAGGATAATATGTCAGGGAGACCTGCAAGCAAACTCTCAGCATTCTTCAGTAAATTTTTTGCTACAGGTAGAGGAAGAAAACCAGCAAAAGAAGATAAACTAGCTGGAGACACTATAAAAGTTTCAGATACTTTTGGTGGCGTCCCTGGGTTTGGAATGAACAGAGGGATAACAAAGATCCCACCTGTAGAGTACGATAGGAGACGTCGTTATAAAGAATATGAAAAGATGGACGACTACCCAGAGATTGGAGCTGCTTTAGATATTTACGGTGACGACTCCACACAAAAGAATATTACAGGTTTAATATTTGAGATAAGCACAGATAACAATACAATTAAAAGTGAAGTAGACTCTTTTCTAAAGACAATTAGAATGAGAGAGTTTGTTTGGGACATTGTACGAAACGTGGCAAAGTATGGAGACTGTTTTATCGAAAATATAATAGACCTCAACAATACAAACGCTGGCATTCAAAGAATTAAGGTGTTAAATCCTAATTTTCTACTTAGAATTGAGAATAAATATGGATATTTGAGAGAATTCTTGCAAGAGGTACCTCAGCAATCCGCCTCGTTCATGGATACCAACTTACAAGGTACGTCTGGAAAATTTATAAAACTAGACAAAGAGCAAATTGTCCATTTTAGAATTCATAATTCTGACCCAAACTTCTACCCTTACGGAAAATCTATATTGTCCCCAGGTGTTAGAGCGTGGAAGTCTCTTATTGTTATGGAAGATGCCATGCTAATCTATAGGCTGGCAAGAGCCCCAGAAAGAAGAGTTTTCTATGTTGACGTGGGAAACCTGCCAACATCTAAAGTTGAAATGTACATGGAGCGCCTAAAACAAAAGTTCAAGAAAGAAAAGTTTTGGGATCAGAACACAGGCACAATTAACGAAAGATACAATCCTCTGTCAACAGAAGAAGATTACTTTGTACCAACAAGAGCAAACAGCGGAACGAAAATTGAAACGCTTCCTGGTGCACAAAATCTTGGAGAGGTTGATGATGTTAAGTATTTTAGGGATAAGTTACTTGCAGCTTTAAAGGTTCCAAAAGATTATATTGTTGAAAAGGACAATTCTCCTGAAAGAAAAGCTAACTTGTCTCAACTGGATGTAAAATTCGCAAGAGCTGTTACAAGACTGCAAAGAGAGGTTGAAATCGGCCTAAAC